GTTCCAATTCTGGAAGCTATTGATGTCGTGAAGTCATCTAAGCTTCTAAACAAGGCTCAACAGGAAACAGTGATGCGTGAGATAGCAGCTGCCATCCCAGCACCTGTTTTCTGTAAGCAGTGTCCAGAGACACTAGAGATCATCAACAGTTTAGTGAGGACAAACGATGGGCTATCCACCAAACGTGCCTCGAAGAAAGAAACCACCAAAACCAAAGCTGATGCCGGGTCGAGCCAGACCACCATCGAAGAACCCGTTAGCACTACAGCATCAGACACCGGAGGGACGAGCGAAGTTCCGAGAGATGCTCAAGAACCGAAAGAACAAGGGCGGACGACCTCGAAACGTCCCAGACGGTTACACTAAAGAGACCATCAAACCAATAATCGACAAGGCGAGGTCAGAAGCAAAAAAGGCGGTAAGTCTAATGAAAGAACAATACGACATCGAAGATCCAAGAGCCGAGGAAGCTCTTGAGACCGCAGTCGAAATCATGCGTACTCCGGTCCACAATCGTGATCGACTACAGGCTGCAAAGCTAATCCTGGATTTTACTAAAGTTAAACCAGTCGCGAAGTCTGAGATTACTGTCGGCAAGGCAGAAGAGTTCCTCAGCTCACTATTAGATAGTGATAACGACGACGACTAATCAGTATGGCAACTAAGGAGCAGCTTGCTGAGGTCAGGAAGCGTCTCTTCACTGACTTTAGTTTCTACGCCAAGAGTGCTCTCAAGATCCGAACCAAGACTGGTGAGATTGCGCCTCTTAAACTGAAACCTGCACAAAAGATCCTGGATGACGCTGTTTCTAATCAACTAGAGACAGAAGGAAAGGTTCGAGTGATCATCCTCAAAGCCCGTCAGCAAGGTCTTTCGACCTACGTTGGCGGCTATCTATATTTCAGTGTCTCTCAGCATCGAGCTGCGAAGGCCCTGGTGATCACCCACCACTCCGACAGTACTCGAGCGCTCTTCGATATGACCAAGCGCTATCATGAGAACTGTCCTGAGATCTTAAAGCCACACACAAAGTATTCATCCCGCCGTGAGTTGTCTTTCGACGTGCTCGATAGCTCTTATGTCGTTGCAACTGCTGGCGGTGAAGCAATTGGTCGGGGTGAGACCCTGACCCACGTACATGCGTCGGAACTTGCGTTCTGGTCTAAGACCACCGCAGCCGACAACTGGAACTCGCTGACCCAAGCTGTCCCAAATACTCAAGGCACTGCCATTTTTATCGAGAGTACAGCCAATGGGGTCAGCGGGATCTTTTATGATCTCTGGAAAGGAGCCGTGGAAGGAACAAATGGTTATGTACCAGTGTTCATTCCATGGTTCGTGGACCCGGAGTATCGAGAAAAGGTCCCGGATAACTTCGAACGTACACCTGAGGAAGAGGAGATCGCTGAGAAGTACGATCTGGACGACGGTCAGCTTATGTTCCGACGTCGTAAGATTGCTCAGAACGGTATTGATCTCTTCCGCCAGGAGTATCCATCAGAACCTGAGGAAGCCTTCTTAACCACTGGTCGACCAGTGTTTAACCCAGAGCAACTCCAGGAGTGTCTGTCAGACGCTCGAGATCCAAAAGAGCGTTTGGCGCTCGAAGGTGAAGAGTGGCTCAACAATGTTCGAGGTGAGCTCACGATGTACCGTCGCCATGATCCTGGCGAGCAGTATGTCATAGGGGCTGACGTCGCAATGGGTGTTCGAGGTGGTGACTACAGTGTAGCCCAGGTATTAGACAGTAAGAAACGCCAGGTGGCTACTTGGCGTGGTCATGTTCACCCTGACTACTATGCAACGGTCCTCTATCACCTTGGGACCTTCTTTAACGATGCGTACATCATCGTCGAGAACAATGGTCATGGTCTTTTGACCTGCACCAGGTTGGCTAAGGATATGGCCTACCCAAACTTCTTTACGGAAGTCCAGGTCGACAAGCTAACTGATAAAGAAACCATAAAACTTGGATTTAGCACCACAGCTAAGACCAAGCCTCTGATCATCGATGAGCTTCGAGCTTCTGTCCGTGAAAGCGAGATAGAGCTCAATGACAAAGTCACAATACGAGAGATGCTTACATACGTGGTGACTGATAGTGGCTCGATGGAAGCTGAACCAGGTTGCTACGACGACTGTGTCATGTCCCTGGCTTTAGCTAATCACGTCCACGAAGGAGCTTGGGAACCAATAGAGAGTGCCGATGAATTCTACATTGAAATGGTATGACTACTATGGATAAAAAAGACTACAAAAAGGTCGATGACGAAAAGCTCGTCTCGATCTTGGATGATAACATCCGTAGATCTATTGGTTACTACGATAGTCAGATATCCCGTGAGCGTAAGCGGGTCATCGATTACTACAACGCTACACTTCCAAGACCAGCTCATGATGGAAATTCGAAGTACGTCAGTATGGACGTATATGATGCCGTTGAGAGCATGAAGGCTGCACTACTCGAGACATTCAGCACTGGCTACAAAACAGTAAGATTTGCACCACAGACGGGTGAGGATACCGCACTAGCAGACATCGCAACCTCATATTGTGATTACGTCGCAAACCGACAGAACAACCTCTTCGAAGTCATGCAGTCGGTCATCCACGATGGACTGATTGCTCGCGCAGGTATCTGCAAGGTTTACTGGGATGAACGCGAAGAGAGCTACCTGGAGCCAATCCAGGATCTAACAGAAGAAGAGTTCGACCAGGTCGTCGCCCAGGAAAACATCGAGATCGAAGAAGTAGAGCAGGATGCACTTGGTCTGTACTCAGGTGAGATCCGTGTTTCCACTGACGTCAGCCAGGTCGTCATCGAAGCGATTGCACCAGAGCAGTTTGTCATAGAGCCCCAAGCTAGATCACTCGAGGACGTAGGTTTCCTCGGTCACCGTACAACAATGACAATCTCAGAATTGCGAGAGGCAGGATATGATGAAGATCTCATCAGTAAAATCGGCGATCATGAAGATGTGGAGATGGAGACCGATCCAGAAGTGCTGGCAAGGCATGAAGAGATTGGTCAAGATCGTGGCTTCAATGCTAAGGGTTTCCAAGATCAAGTACGCAGTATCACAGTGTACGAACTTTATATCGACATTGATCTCGAAGGCTCTGGTATTGCTGAGACGTACAAGGTCATAAAAGCTGGCAACGTCATCCTTCACAAGGAACTCTGTCAGTACAAACCTTTCTGTGCGTTCGTACCATTACCGATACCGCACTCATTCTTTGGTTCGAACTTTGGTTCGAAGGTCTTACCAATCCAGACTGCAAGAACAGTCTTAACACGTTCGATCCTCGATCACGCTATGATCACTAACAACCCCCGTTACCAGGTGGTCAAAGGTGGTCTTACGAACCCACGCGAACTAATCGACAACCGGGTCGGTGGTATCGTCAACGTATCGAGACCGGACGCCGTCACACCGATGGCTCAGGCTCCGTTGAACCCGTTCATCTTCCAGACAATACAGATGCTGGACGAGGACAAAGAAGACACGACTGGTGTCTCTCGTTTGTCTCAAGGTCTCAACAAGGATGCGATATCCAAGCAGAACTCAGCTGCTATGGTTGAACAGTTGGCGACCATGTCACAGCAGCGTCAAAAGATCATCGCACGTAACTTTGCAAATAACTTCCTGAAGCCTCTCTATCAGCTCATCTACCAGTTGGTCGTCGAGAACGAGCAAGATGAGAAGATCATCGAGATTGCAGGTGACTATGTTGCAGTGAGCCCAGCAGTCTGGGGTGCCAAGCGCGATGTGACTGTAGAGATGCACCTCGGATACGGTGAGCAAGAGCAAGAAGCTCAGAAGTTCCTCGCATTGCATACATTGATGTCCCAGGACCCAACCCTGGCATCGATGTACACACAAGAGAACCAGTATGCACTGATGTCTCATGTGATGGAGCAGAACGGCATCAAGAACGTCAGAGATTATCTGACGCCACCGCAAGAGCTACCACCACCACAACCTGACCCAGCTGCTGAAATGCAGATGCAGATGGCTCAGAAGCAGATCGAGCTCCAGGAGCGTCAGACGCAGGTCGCGGAGATGAAAGCTCAGATGGACGCTCAGATTGCTCAGATGAAAGTTCAACTTGAGCAGATGAAGGCTCAGAACCAATTCGCACTTCAGTCAGACAATATGGATCTCAAGGAAGCACAACTTGAGCACAAACAGTTTGTCGACACTGAAGAGTTGAAGATCGCGAGAACCGCTGACGACGTCAGAGCTATCGCATCACCTAGCGGGTAACCGTGACAACTAAGGAGAGCTAGATGAGTCAAACAGAAGAAAGACTTATCGAACTGGGCGACGCCGCCGAGAACTTACTGGCGTCCGAGCCCTTTAACATCATTGTGAACGGCCTGGTGGACAGTGCATTCCAGAAGTTTGCCAACAGTCCACCTGGTGACAAAGAAGGTCGTGAGCAAACGTACTGTCACTACCGAGCATTAGTCGAAGTAGTGAACTCACTAAAACAAGCAGTCTCCATCAGAGACGAGGCTCTTGTGAAACGCGACAACAGCGAAGAGGAAGCATAGGACTATGGATAACAACGTCCAAGAAGATGCAACTCAACCAGCAGCATACCATGATGTCATGGATGCCGCAGATGCCATCCTGCAACGTTGGACGGACGGTGAAAACCTATCTGAAGATGACGAGACGCTCGAGGCAACTGATGACACTTCTGTCGAGGAGACAGACGAAGAGTTGTCAGAAACATTTGATGATGAAGAAGACTTCGAAGAAGTAGAGGATACCGACGAGGACCCTGAAGAAGATGAGTCCGAGGACGAGGATGAACCAGAAGCAGAGGAAGAAGAGGCACAAGCGGAGCTTGAGCTTTCTGAAGACACGCTGGTGGAAATCCAAGTTGACGGCCAGACTAAACAGGCATCCATCAAGGATCTAAAGCGACTTTACGGTCAAGAAGCGTCATTAACTAGAAAGTCTCAAGAAGCTGCCGCCAAGCGTAAAGAAGCAGAAGATGCTTTGAATAAGGCGGACATCAGCTACAAAAAGCTTCTGGAACGTGCCGAAGCTCGTATGAAACCGTATTCAGAGGTGGACATGCTCGTCGCAAGTCGAGAACTGTCTGTCGAGGATTTCGCTCAATTACGAAGAGAAGCATCAGAAGCTGAGAAAGATCTCAAGTTCCTAAAAGAGGAAGCCGACGCATTTTACAAGGACGTCCAGATGCAACAGCAGAAAGCTGTTCAAGAGGCCGCCCAGAACTGCGTCAAGGTTCTCTCTGAGCAACTCCCAGACTGGGGTGATGAGCTTTACAACAACATCCGCTCATATGCCGTCAGCCAGGGATTACCTCAGGAACAAGTCGATCAATACGTTGATCCGACTGTGATCATGATCCTCAACAAGGCCCGTCTTTACGATCAGACTAAAGCCTCGGCCCAAACTAAGAAAGCGAAGGCCAAAGTGATCAAAACTAAAGACGGAACGCGAAGAGTTCTAAAGACCAAGAAAGCACCTCAATCTGATGCCGACCTGCGGGTCCACCGTCAGAGAAAGGCGCAAGAGCGTCTTCGAACGAACGCAAGCCGAACTGGCGACCTTGAGGATATAGCTGATGCCTTAATGGCTAGGTGGGAGCGTTAAATCTCTCAATCCAACTAAAGAAGGTAACCTGAGAAATGGCTACATATACAACTTACGACCAAGTCGGAAAGAAAGAGGATGTCTCGGACATCATCTCCGACATCACCCCAACCGATACCCCATTCTTCACCATGATCCGTTCTGAGAAAGTAAACGCTCGGACATTCTCATGGCTCGAAGATAGCCTCGCAGCTGCCGCCAACAACGCTCAAGTTGAAGGCGCGGATGCAACGATGGCAACCCTCACGGATGCCACCGAGCGTACCAACAATACGCAAATCTTGCACAAAGCCTTCCAGGTATCTGCAACTGCGGACGCTATCGGTACATATGGCCGTGCCAAAGAGACCGCATACCAACTCGGTAAGGCTCTTAAAGAGATCAAACGTGACCTAGAGCGGGCATACGTAGGAGTCGACAACGCTGCGGTAGCAGGCTCGTCTTCAGTAGCTCGCGAAATGGACTCAGCTACTCAGCAGATCTCAACATCTGTTGACGCTGGTGCAAACGCAACCGACGCTCTCACAGAAGCAAAGCTACTTGAGCTGGGAGAAGACTGCTTCAATGCGGGCTCCGATCCATCAGTATTCATGATCAAGCCAGCTGATGCTCAGATCGTAGCAGGCTTCAGTGCAGCATCAGGTCGTAATCGTGAGATTGCCCAGGGCCGCAACCTGGTGAACGTGATTGATCTCTATGTCTCTCCATACGGTGAGTACAAGGTTGTCTTGAACCGACACCAGATCACCACACACGCATTCCTCATCGATCCTGCGATGTGGCGTTCATGTGTCCTACGTCCGTTCTCTCGCACATTGCTTGCTTCAGCTGGCGATAGTGAGAAGCACTTCGTAGTCGGTGAATATAGCTTGAAGCACATGAACTACAGTGCTGACGGCATGATCACAGGTCTCTCCTAAGACCTTTTAAAATCACCAGCCCCTGACCAGGGGTAGGTACAAGATGGGGTGTGTCCTCGTCATCCAAAGGGTTTTCGC